AACATCTTATCTAAGCAAGATGTTATGTCTGTTGACTACCATAGTGCTTATCACGTTATGGGAACTAAGTGGACAAATGCTGCTGATAACCCAACTAATGCTGCACTTAGAACAGGATCTAACTGGGGTGTAACTTATGATATTGACCAAATTCCAATGGTTGAAATCTTTGTAAACACACCACTATCTAATGGTCTAAAGTCTTAATTTCTATTAAGATTAAAATGTGGTCATCAAACCTCACCTAATATTGGTGGGGTTTTTTCTTTACGCTACAATAAAACTAAATT